GAATCTATTTGAAAAGTGTATTATCAAAACCAATAAAGTGACGACTCCGTATACTTTAGCAAAAACTCCTCCTGAGGAATCGGAATCTGAAGAAAAAGATGACGATGACGATGAAGAAAACATTATACATATCTAGAAAGAAGAGAAAGAAGAAGAGAAAGAAGAAGAGAAAGAAGAAGAGAAAGAAGAAAAAGAAGAAGAAGAAGACAAGAGTAAAGAAGAAGATGTCGAAGAAGATGTCGAAGAAGATGTCGAAGAAGACGTTGAAGAAGATGTCGAAGAAGACGTCGAACCTGAAACAAAAGAGAGAATCGAGATTAAAGACGAGATCGATGATGATAATATTTTAGAAATAAATCTGGATATCGAAGAAATCAAAGACAATGATATTATACATTTAAAAGAAAAAACAGAGGTCTATTATCAAATGTACAAAGAAGCTCGCCAAAAAGCCAAGCTTGCGAAATCTTTAGCACTTTCATCTTATTTAGAAGCTCGACGGATAAAGAATTTATACATGTTGGATGATATCGTCGATAGTGATGAAAGTGATTTAGACGACAAATAATTTTATCAATCCGTAATATATAAATATTATAATGTTTGGTGAAATGATAACAAGTATTCAAAGCGGGTTTTCCAGAATTGCAACTCCCCAAAGACTGTTTATTTTAATTATATTTGTTGTTTTGGCTTGGTTGCTTTTGTCGTACTCTGGTGACAAATCTTTCAGCTACGATTCGATGGAAACCGGAACATCGAGTGCTCCTGCTGTTGCCGCTCCTGCTCCTGCTTCTGCATTGTTATCGGTTGATAGCAATCACCCCAAGGCCGTCGCTGACCCAGCCGATTTGTTACCGACCGATGCAAACAGTCAATGGGCTGCATTGAACCCCGTTAACATGAACCAGGGCAGTATCTTGAACGGAGACATGTTGCAGGCTGGATACCACATTGGTTTAGACACAATTGGTCAGACCTTGAAGAACCCCAACCTCCAACTAAGAAGTGATCCCATCATTCCCAAGCAAGATGTCGGTCCCTGGAACCAGAGCACCTATGAGCCGGATTTGGGACGCATCCCTCTTGAGGTTGGCTACGGACCCTCCAACTAAGGGAACTGCCGTTCCCTTTAAATCCCATGCTTTAAGGTTAATATTTAAAGGAAGGGAACTGCCGTTCCCTTTAAATCCCATGCTTTAAGGTTAACATTTAAATAAAGGGAACTGCCGTTCCCTTTAAATCCCATGCTTTAAGGTTAATATTTAAAGGAAGGGAACTGCTATACCTGTGGTCTTAAAGGAAGGATCATAAGGAAACCTTGGTTTCCTTAAACAGGGTTATAATTCGTAAAAAAAATTCTTAATGTTTTTTATGAATATGCTACATGCAATTATCACATTTGTACTCGTATTGTTTCTTTATAGCCAAATCATGTTTCAACTGAAAAAGGGAGATGACATCGAAATATACGAAACTGATTTCACCACAAATGCCGAATTGAACACGAGTGCAAACCTGAAGCAGCCCTTTATATTTCAGTTTAGCGAGTATGATAACAACTTGAAAACAATATCGCTTGCTGAGTATGGCAGTTTCGACGTGATTGTGAAAGATGTGAACGATTATTATGAAGACAAACCTTACCAGAGCATTGTATTGACACTGAATGCATCAACCGCATTGATGAAAACAGACGCAGACGCAAAATATTTTAGCGATTCAAATCAATACTTCATTGATGAGACAGGCATTGAAAAATACTATAGTCAGTTCGATAAATATTTGAATCCGCATTTTTCAATGTTCAGTAAATACGATGTATTGTTTGGGTCACCTGGTTCTGCGACTCCGCTTACGTACCACACCTATGAACGCAAATATATGTATCTTACAAGTGGTAAGATAAAGGTGAAGATGACTCCGTGGAGGAGCAACAAATATATGATTATTAACAAAAACTATAAGGAATATGAATTCACTTCGCCGCTGAATGTTTGGAAACCGCAAGATTCCTATTTGAGCGGTTACCAGAAAATGAAGTTTTTGGAGTTTACTGTTTATAGTGGAAGCATCTTGTATATTCCGCCATTTTGGCATTATAGTATTCAGTTTTCAAAAGACGATGAGAATCGAGTGCATGTCTTCAATTATGGATCTGTAATGAATGTTTTGTCGAATGCGTTTAATTTAAGTCATCATTACTATGAAAAGTTTGTACAAAAACCGAAGGAGCAAGCGGTTGTAGAAGAGGCCGTACCTATAACTATATAGAGGGGGATCGGGTCAATGATCCATGTGATGTATCCATGACAGATCCGTCTTGTAAATCAATCAATGCAGCATCGCATATGGTTTCAAGCTCGTGCGAGTCATCGAACTCTGGGAACACACTCGGAAGTGTAGAATGTTGTGATCTCGTATCCAACTCGAACTCGCTTCGATCACTTATCTCTCGCATAAGTGCCTGTGTATGGACCGTGTTGTAAGGCGAATCGTCGGATACATCATGATCATTCATATCCCCACCAACACATCTAGATGGTGTACTATAGACATTGAACGCTCTTTCCGTACCCTGAGAGGTTTGCCTTGCATTTGAATACATGAATCCGACCCGAGTCCCCAGCGTTCGATAGACAATCACCATGTCATCGCACAAGTTTTTCATCAACAAGTCATCGGTCAACCCATTTTCGTGCATATACGATTTCATCTCTTTGGTAAACTCGGCGATTTGCGTCCTTAACTCGGGGGTTTCGTCTCGGTTTGCCTTGTACAAAAACTCTTGGGTTCTTAACCGATATTTATATTTGGTGAGATCAGCCGGCTCATTGAACGTCGTCACTTGAATTGCTGAATCGGCAGAAACGATTGACACGATGGGTTCAAAACTGGTGTCTTGCGATTCGTCTGTACCTTGTGAAAGCTGGAACGTCTTTTTCATCTCACTTGACATGTCACCAATCTCCAAATCGGTTACCCATTCGTTTGTTTTCCAATTGTAAATCTTCCCGTTTTGCACATTGATGCGAATCTCTCGAACACTGGTGAACAAGATATCGGCCAGTATGTTCCCGTATGCCAAGCCGGACTTTTCAATATTGTCGATAAAATAGTATTTGCCCTCCTTCACGGAACTGAGTGCATCGAATATCTGTGCATTATGTCTCAATCCGAATCCTACAAACGTGTTTGACACACTCGGATCTACTAACTTTGCGAGCTCCGATGGGTTGGTTTCGCCTTTGTTTGCATCGCCGTCACTCATAAAGATATTCGTTGTCTTACAACTCGAAATATAATTCAATGCACGTTCAATGTTGGTTTCACTTTCGGCGTGTACACGATTAATAATATCAATAAGTCCATCCAGGTTTGAATGTGTTACAATCACGTCTTTAAACAATTCCTTAATTCTCGTATTAAATGTTGTTATACTTACTGATACGTTTTTACTTGGACAATTGTTTGCAAAATATCGCAGTATGTTTTTGGCAACGTGTTTGATTTGATCGAGTTTGGTGTTACCATCTCCACATCTTTCGTCCATTGATGCTGATGTGTCGATCATAATATGAATGTGTTCTGGTTGAAGGGTGATTTCGGTTTTCGGAGCTTGGATCTCGAGGATACCAAAACCGTTGCCGTCCAATGTAACTGATGATGTAAGTGACATTTTTTTTTCTGATAATTATTTTTTGATAATCATCAGAACCGAATCTTTACACCTTTTCTCATTTAAAACGCCCAATTTACAGGGCAAAAAAATAAGAAAAAATGTAAAATCAATAGTAGGAATTTCACCTACGATGGTCTTACTTTTTCCTGTTCTTCTTTAGTATCAGAACAGGTGAAAGACGAAATTTGAAAACATAATGGGCGTTCTTGTTTTTCTATCCACCACTTTGTTAAGTTCATTATGTTTATGGAAGAGTTCGCATCTCGTGTTCTAAATACGGTTTGTTTGACTTGAGGTCTCACGCAGTTTGAACATGTTAAAAGACGGAACTGTTTTTCTCCATTTTTGTGTTTGTAATATTCCAAATTGTTATAACAATCACAACATTTCTTGCTTGTATTACATTCATTTATTGTTATTGTATCGTATTTCTTATGAATTTGTTTTCTTAATCCTTTATTCATGGTAGGCATAAAATGCTTCATTTGGGTGCTTCTTGACCAATTTCCATAACCAATAAGAATATTTTCACCAAAAGTTTCTTTGATTTTATTGAGGAATGTATCCATGCTTTTCTTTCCATAACTATATTGACGAAACTTCATTTTCCTCCATGTTTCTCTTTGATAAAAATCAATAACTTTCTTGTTGAGTTTATCCTTTTCTACCAAGTATGATTTAAACTTTTCATAATTTACAGATTTACTATTTTCGCTGGATAGTTCAGTTTCATACTCATTTATTTTGTTTTTCTTCTTTTCTTCTAACAAAATTCGATGATTGCACTTTGCCTTACTTTCTATTTTCCTCTGCGGTGCTGTATATTGTAGTTTATTTCCATTACTATCCATCATATAAACTAACGAACGCTTACCTGGATCACAACCAACAATATTTCTTGATTTCAATTCAACCATTTGTTCCTTTGATAAATCTTCAATATTATAGAAATCTTGTTCTGGTAAAGTAGGAACTTTTGAACCCCATTTTTTATCTTTCAAGTCTTTACGAATGAAAAGCAAACAACAAGAAATACCATCTGTTTGAATTTGGTGATGAAATTGGTAATGTTTATTCTTGAATGTTTTATGGTTCAAGTTCAAAAACTCATTCCAAATATTATGTTGGTTTTCTTTGATATTCTTCAATAATTCACCCTTTTTTGTTTTATTCCCGTTTTTATCTTTTTCAGGGCAAAACAAACTAACCAAACATGCTGTATCAAAAATAATATGTTTTGGAATAATATTGCTTCTTAATGGTAATGGTTGAAATAATTTACTTTCCTGTTTTTCTAATACAGAGTTCATATACAACATTCCTTTCAAATATGAAAAAGGCCTAACTTTAACATCATAATGGATAGACTTTTTGATATCTTTTGGAAAAATGTGAGGTAAATGAGTGATTTTCCAGTTAGAAAATATTTTATTCGTTTCTGTATCCAATTCTAATATATGTTTCTTGAATTGAAACAGAGTTGCTTTATCTTCGGTTATTTCTGTTGTTGTCTTATTGATAAAGCGTAAGAAATGTTGAATGAAGTGTTCCTGTGCATTATTCGATAATGAAGTATGTATTTGTGTTGCTAAATATGGTAACATAAAAGTAGTATTTTTCAAGTTGGTTTTTTCATGGTTCAATAACGGTTGGTATTCTGCTAAATAAAACTTCTCTAACTTTTCTAATAGTTCTGTGTCTGCTCCCTTCTTACCTCTATTATCACGAACTCCTAATGATTTGATACAGTAAAGAATAAATGTTTCATCTATTTCAGGTAAGGGTTGGTTCTTCGCATAACAATCTAAAATATACAAACGAATAAACTGGTAAGAATGTATCATCAAATCATTCATTTCAAAAACCAAATTATTTATTTCAGGTTGTATCTCGTTGCGGTTTAACAAAAGAGATTTGAGTGTGGTTTTGATGGTTTGAAAAGATGCCTTCTCATTATGCCTAAATGATTTGAAATCGTCCTTCAACTTCTTCTTTTTCACCATTCTATATTTTATATAGAGAAAATAATTTTAAGTTCTTTTTCAAGAATTTGATTAATCTTTTGAAAAAGAAATTATGCCTAAATATTTTCCATAGTATAAATTTCCGTAGTTTCTAACTTTTGTAATTTTTCTTTTCGTTTCAAATATGCCTTACGATTAATTTCTTTTAACCGTTCGGGGTCTTCTTCTGCTATTTTCTTTAATCTTTGTTTGGCTTTTTTATTTACAATTTCCTTATTTTTTTCATAATAAGATTTCCTTGAAGTATTATAATTTTCTAATAATGTTTTCAACTTATTGTTTTCTTCTTTAAGAGATATATTTTCTTTTATAACATTTTCTATATCCATTTGTATTGAGAGAATAAATTATTTTTATATAATTTTAATTATATAAAAAAGGGCGTTTTAAATGAGAAAAGGTGTAAACCGATGAACATTTAAATCCGCTGTGCGGATTGAATTCTTCGCCGGTTTATTCCGATACCTCTTCGATCGTTGCGATAACTCTCTCTTCTTCTTGAACAGCGGTTTCCTCAACAATTGTCTCTTCTTGAACAGCGGTTTCCTCAACGACTACAGGCTCTTCTTGAACAACAGTCTCTTGAACAGGTTCCTCAACAACTACAGGCTCTTGAATAACAGGTTCCTCTACAATTGTCTCTTGAACAACAGGTTCCTCAACAACTACAGGCTCTTGAATAACAGGTTCCTCAACAACTACAGGCTCTAAAACAGGTTCCTCAACAATTGTCTCTTGATTAACAGGTTCCTCAACAATTGTCTCTTGAACAACAGGTTCCTCAACAACTACAGGCTCTAAAACAGGTTCCTCTACAATTGTCTCTTGAATAACAGGCTCTTGAATAACAGGTTCCTCAACAACTACAGGCTCTAAAACAGGTTCCTCAACAATTGTCTCTTGAATAACAGGCTCCTCAACAATTGTCTCTTGAATAACAGGCTCTTGAATAACAGGTTCATCTACAATTGTCTCTTGAATAACAGGCTCTTGAACAACAGATTCTTGAACAACAGGTTTAACAGGAGGTTGAATCGGCATTTGTCTATTACGAAATCTTGGAAAAACATTAAATCCAAACATGATTTATTATATATTACCGAATATACAATAATTTACCAAAATGAACCACCCGCTAAAGCACTATTGGCCGGTTGATAATCCTGGAATTGCTCCATCTGAGGCGGTGCATGCTGAGACGATCGATTTGTGTTGGTTACGGCAGGGGGAGGAGGGAACATGCCATTCTGAATCTGTGAGTTATCGAGAGAATCGGATTGGCTGGGAACATGCTGATTGTTGTTATTCATCGACTTCATATTCTCTTTCTTCTTTTCCTTGCCAGGTCCATTCCACATCTCTAGGCCACGGTCAACAAGGATGTTCACCTTAATGCCGAGTTTTGTCTGTAGACTAAGAACAATCACAAGGAATGCCAAAATCACAGTGGTCAGATTGAAAGGCTCGTATTTGTATCCACTGTACGTAGGAAAATAGGTAATCAAACGGTGAATCAAGACAACACCGATGAACATCACCACAATTTGGATAAAGATTTCTGCTAAAAGTTCGAGAGACGACTTCTCAATGTCAGCCTCTGGGATGAATTTCTGAATCGTTTTATTGAGCAATACAATCGGCATGATAGCATAGACGGAATACTGAACAACATTCAATATCTCTGCTTTTCCCTCTTCGGTGGTAGAGAAGACATGATTAAAAAAGGAGTTATGATTGATTGATTTGGCCTCTTGGATGATGGTTTCCATTATTATATATAAAGTATTGTACAAATAAAAATTAAAGACAAAAATGGTATTCTAAGAAAGCATGAGTCAAGAACACCAATATTTGAGTTTGCTGAGAGAGATCATTGAGAAAGGGACGTGGGAGGAAGGACGCAATGGAAAGACAAAGAGTGTGTTTGGAAATATGATGCGATTCTCTCTCGAGAATGGACAAATGCCGATATTGACCACGAAAAAGACCGCTTGGAAAACTTGTCTAAAAGAGTTATTGTGGTTTATTCGCGGGGAAACCGACAACCGGTTGTTGCAAGATCAGAATGTACATATCTGGGATGGAAACACTAGCCGCGAGTTTTTGGATTCAAGAGGCCTACATGGTTATAGAGAAGGATTGATCGGCCCAGGTTATGGGTTTCAATGGAGAAATTTTAATGCCAAATATGATGCAGAAAGCGGGCACCCTCAAGACAAAGGCATCGACCAGTTGCAACAAATCATCGATGCATTGAAAGACCCAGCACAAAGAACCAGTCGGCGGTTGATAATGACGGCGTGGAACCCCCTGCAATTGAATGAGATGGCACTCCCTCCATGCCATATATTGTGTCAGTTCAATGTTCATGATGGTAACAAGCTCTCTTGTGCCCTATATCAGCGAAGTTGCGACGTGCCGCTTGGATCACCGATCAATATCGCGAGTTACAGCTTCTTAACCCATCTTTTGGCTAAACATTGTGGATTGGTGGCTCACGAGTTTCTCTATTTTATGGGGAATTGCCATATATATGAAGACCACATCGATGCGATGAAAATACAAATCGAAAGAGTTCCATTTGAATTTCCAAAAGTGGAGATTGCGAACAAAAGAGAAAACATAAATGATTATGAATTGGATGATTTTGTTGTCGCGGATTATCAAAGCCATGCTGCCATTAAGATGTTAATGGTTGCTTAATTATCTGATTCGGTCATTTTGAAAACCATTTGTTCAGTAGCATGAATGGGTTGATCGGTGGTTCGATCCATGGGTTCGTTATCCATATCCGAGAGAACCTGGATTCTCTCTTCAAACAGGGTTTTGTTCACTTCCATTGTGTAAGATTGTAGTTTCATGACAATGTCTTTCAGTTCTGCGACTTCGCCGGCTAACAGTTCGAACTTTGAGTTGAACTCGTCAGCCATAAGGTTCATCGACTCTTCAGAAGAAGAAGAAGAAGAAACAGGAGCTGCAGTTTTCGATTCTTTCATAAATGTCTCTAAAGTGACTAAACGTTTATCAACAAGAGAAATCACCTGGGGTAAGGTCAGTCCAGCAGGATTCTGTTGAACTTGAACTTGAGCAGGAACTGAGTTTTCTTGTAAAGTGGCCCCTCCGGCACGTCTTTTTCTGGCAGCGGCATTTGCTTGACTCATTTTATATTTTGTTAAATGAAATATAAAATATACTTTTAACGCGAAACAATAAGGATATAAACAAAATGATAATTATTGTATATATATACATCAAAAACATGTCAACCGAAGAAGGTCGTGATGAGATCCTAAACAAGATCAATGCATTGAAGACAAGATACTATTCAACAAATACAAAACACATGTTATTCAAAAATGAGCAGAAGTTTGATTGTGCCAAGACAATTGCTGATACCATTGATCTAAATGCTTTGTTCAATTCGATCATCCAAATCAAGAATACAAATGAACTGCATTTTAACTACACTGTATTCAAAACGGTTGTGAATCCATCTGTTTATCACGACCTGATCATCTTCATATTCAAAACGAATGACCATATATTGGAAACATGTACATCGTATACCGTATATATCGATGTAAAAGGACTTACCATGACTGGTGTCGAACGGTATAAAGATTTCGTTGTTCTCTTGTCTGACAAAGGCAAGATCAACGGTAAGAACTTTTTAGAAAAGTTGACGAATGTCTATATAATCAATCCGCCTTTCATGATTTCGAACATTGGAAAGATTCTTCTGCCGTTGCTTGACAAGATTGTCAAGGACAAAATAGTATTGATGTAATGTATATAAACAAAAATGGCACAGCCGACTGAAACCTTTGTAGACATCGAAATCACCGACCGCAAAGTCTCTGTGGTAGAAACAGTTCTTAAAGACCAAGACTTTCAACAAAAATCGGGTGTTACTATCACAGTAATACTCGAGTTGTACAGAGTATTGATCGCATCATTCTTAATCTTGTTTGTTCCTCAGAAATGTGGTGACCACGTGTGCACAATCACTGAAAACGCCCAGATTGGTATGGATCCCTTGTATAATGCCGGATTCTCTTTCAACTGCATCACACTGATTGCCTTTTTAGCAATGTATTTTGCCGAAATCAAACGCGAAGGTAAACTGATTGCATATTTGGATGTAAATCCGAAATGTAAGACAGACAATGAATCGGTTGAAAAGGTTTTAGAAAAACTCACGGTTGAGAGAAAGAACGTAATCTTGTTCTATGACAATCTCTATCAAAAAACGGGGTATTTTGCACTCGGATGTTTCGTAATCAACACAACCTTGTCTGGGATTGTCATTTATAAATACTTTTTAGATGACAAAACGACATCGACTTTCATTACATCGGTGTTGTTCATGATTACCAAGATGGGGGATGTATATTCAACTGTTAAAACAGAGAAGAATATATTTTATAGTGCATATTTGAAAGGAAAGATTCAATACAATGATTTGGATGAGAATAAAAAATAAATGGGTATAGTATAATGGACAGGACAACGAAAGCACATTTTGCAAAAATCAAAAAGGAACACATTGCAAACAGTAAAAACACGCGTAAAAAATATAAAGATACTATTGATGATGACACAAAGCATATTATCAAGTTGATTGGTATTGAAAAAGATACTGCAAACTCAAAGTTGGATGAGATTTTGAAGAAGGTTCAAGCCGACCCGATGAATAATTTATCATATGAAAGTCAATTTGAAAACGCGTATGATACATTTAAGAAAAATCTGCGATCGGTTTGTGGGACACAACCAACCGATGATGAAATACCATTGTTTACGGCCGTAGATGAAACACTCGCACCAGGTACAGCAATCGATGATGAAATACCATTATTCGCACCAAATACTGCGGTTGATGAATTAATCGCACCACATACGGCAGTAGATAACACTGGATGGGATATGACTGGATGGACCACGCCGCCGATATACGCTTTGGACATCAATGAAAAAAGAGAACTGTTTGATGAAATTGAAAAGCTCTCGGACGAAAAAATGGTTGGAGTCCAACAAATTATTTTAGCATCCTTACCACCACAACCAGATATGCAAACCGATGACGAAATTGAGATTAACGTAGAAACACTAGATGATGCGACACTGAGGCGGTTGCATGATTATTTAGTAATTGGTAAATTTGAATCACCTTCAAGAAGAAAAACGCCCACACCGAAACAATCACCTTCAAGAAGAAAAACGCCCACACCGAAACAATCACCTTCAAGAAGAAAAACGCCCACACCGAAACAATCA